TTAGAGAAGGTTTCGACCTTGTCAGGGCTGAAGAGTTAAATGGATTCGAAATTCCTACGCTTGACGATGGAAGGCACTCAGGAGTAGTTTCCGTGGGTGGTTTGCTTTTGGCCAAGATTCCTACAGAAACGCGAAATGAAAGAAACGCCTATTTTTCAGAACGCGCTCAAGTGCAACAAGATGCAGTTGACAATGATTTGATGAGGGAATCTGATCCAAGCTCTCCGATTTTAAAACCAGAGAGAAAAACAAGCGTAACTTTTGGTGGTGGTAATCGTGAGTGATTATCACTGTAATTTAATTAAATAACTGAATAAGGAAAACTTATTATGGCAAATAAAGATGCACCTTTCGGGTTTCGTTCAGTAGGCAAAAAAGGTGGCGGCGTCGCAAACGGCGGTGTCACTGAATATTCTATTGCTTCTGGCGCAACTGGAGACATTTTTTCAGGCGACCCAGTTAAGATGTTGAACACTGGTACTATTTTAGTAGCTGGTGCAGCAACAACTTTATTGGGAATATTCAGAGGATGTAAATTTACAAATAGTTCAGGTGAAGTGATTTTTTCATCACACTTCCCTAGTACTACTGTATCTTCTGATATTGTTGCTTTTGTTGAAGATGATCCTGATACATTATTTGAAGTTCAATGCACTGGTTCTTTAGCGCAAACAGCTGTAGGTAACAACGTCGAGTTGGCTTACACTGCTGGCTCTACAAAAACTGGTATGTCTGCGGCAGAAATTTCTTCTACCACAGCAGCAACTACAGCTCAGTTTAGAATCGTAGGATTCTCTACTGACCCTTCAAATAGTACAACTGGATCAGCTAATATAAACGCAATCGTATATATTAACGAGCATTTCTATACCACAGTAACGGGAGTTTAATAATGGCAATTAATAGAGCGCAATTAGCGAAAGAACTAGAGCCTGGATTGAACGCCCTTTTTGGGTTGGAATACTCCAGGTATGAAGCTGAACATGCTGAAATTTTTGATACGGAAACTTCTGACAGAGCGTTTGAAGAAGAAGTTCTAATTTCAGGTTTCGGTAACGCAGAAGTAAAGGCTGAAGGAACAGGCATTAGGTTCGATAATGCTTCTGAAGGCTACACTTCACGTTACACACACGAAACAGTTGCTTTGGCTTTTGCATTAACAGAAGAAGCTGTTGAAGATAATCTATATGACAGACTTGGTGCTAGATACACTAAGGCGTTAGCTAGATCAATGGCAAATACCAAACAAATTAAGGCTGCTGCTGTATTGAACAATGCGTTCTCTACAACAGGAGGCGATGGTAAAGCTCTCATAGCAACAGATCACCCCATGAGTGGTGGTGGTACTCTTGCAAACAGAGCAACTACTATGGCTGACCTTAATGAAACTTCATTAGAGGATGCTTTGATTTCAATATCAACATTCACTGATGACAGAGGTTTGACTATTGCTTTGAGAGGGATGAAACTAATCGTTCCACCTCAACTTCAATTTGTTGCTGACAGACTCTTACAATCCCCAGGGAGAGTAGGAACATCTGACAACGATGTTAACGCTATCAGAAACATGGGAATGTTACCTGACGGTTATGTAGTAAATCACTACTTAACTGACACAGATGCTTTCTTCATCAAGACAGACTGTCCTGATGGATTCAAGCACTTTGAAAGATCACCACTTTCTACAGCGTTAGAAGGTGATTTTGATACTGGTAATATGAGATACAAAGCTAGAGAGAGATATTCTTTTGGATTCTCTAACTTTAGAGCTGTATTCGGTTCTCAGGGAGCTTAATGGCTTAGTAGTCACCGTCACCCGACTACTAGGAGGAAGGGATGTTTCGGCATCCCTTTTTCTTGCCTGATTGTTTTTATATGTGTAAACTAAAATTGGTTTAAAATTAATTAGCTTGATGAGGGCCGTTTACGGTTTCCATTAATACAAATATAAGGAGTTCAAGATGGCTAATCCACATTTCCAAAACTTAATACTTAACGCTGGTAACAGCGAGTCCACCAAACATAAGAAAGATGTTCCTATGTTCTTGGTAAACCCGTCCAGTTCGTTGTTTTATCAATACTCAAATGATTTTATGACTTACGCTTCTGGCGATTTCACAATCACTACAACTGAAGCTGGTACAGGTTCAGCTACAGAAGCCTTGACTTCTGGAGCAGGCGGTCAACTTTTGCTCACTAACGCAGCGGGTGATAATGATTTAGACTTTTTACAATTAAAAGGTGAGTCATTCAAACTAAGCAGCAGTAAAAGAGCTTTTTTTGAGGCTAGATTCAAAGTAAGTGATGCAACACAATCTGATGTTGTAATGGGCTTACAAATAACCGATACAACACCTCTTGCTGTTTCAGATGGTGTTTATTTTATGAAAGATGATGGGGATACAAACCTAGATTTTCATATAGAAAAAGACGGTACTGACACTACTACAGCAGCAGTTACTACTTTAGCTGACGATACATTTGTTAATGTTGGTTTCTTCATAGATCCTAATACTTCACAAGTATCTTACTTTATAGGCTCTGCTACTCCAGTAGGTGTAATAAACACTAATTTACCAGATGATGAAGAGCTAACCGTATCTTTTGGTATTCAAAATGGTGAAGCAGCGGCAAAAACTATGACTATAGATTACATTAATGTAATCTGTGAAAGATAGGAGTAAATAATGGCTGATACAGTAACTTCCCAGACTATACAGGATGGTGAAAGAGTTGCTATCCTCAAATTTACCAATGAATCTGACGGGACAGGTGAAGCATCTGTAAAAAAAGTTGATGTTTCTGCATTAGCTTCAAATAATGCGGGTTCTGCTTGCACTAGCGTATCGATAGGTAGGATTTATTGGGCAACTAGAGGTATGGGCGTTGATATAGAATTTGATGCCAGCACCAATGTTTTAGCAATACCTCTGCCAGCTGATAGTACAGGTGACGAATACTATGATGATAGATTCAGTGGCATACCAAATAATGCAGGTTCTGGTGTGACAGGGGATATTGATTTTACAACAGTAGCTCATTCTGATGGTGATGCTTATTCGATCATACTTGTATTGAATAAAAATTATTAATGGCTGAATACAGAGGCAAAACAGTAACTCTGAATAAACCAAGGAGAATCTCTAAGGGTTCTCCTGGGTTTGGTAAAAAAACTAGAGAGGTTTTTGTAAGAGTACCCGCTTCTGGCAAAATTAAACGTGTGACTTTTGGTGATCCTAAATTGGGAGCGCATCCAAATAACCCTAAAAAAAGAAAGGCTTATTGCGCTCGAAGTAAAAATTTAGGTGACGACAGAACAAAAGCCAATTATTGGTCAAGAAGACAATGGAGATGCTAAATGGCTAAAGCAAAAAGCGGTGGAAAAATATGTCCAGCAGGAAAAGCTTGGGCAAAACGTACTTTTGATACATATCCGTCTGCTTATGCAAATATGGCAGCATCTAAATATTGTAAGGATCCGAACTATGCAAAAGGATCTAAGAAAAAAAAGAGAGTCAAGAAAGCAGGTGGCGGACTGGTATTTAACGTAAGAGGACAGGGAAGAGTTATGTCCAACAGATTAAGATAATGGGTCAGTTAAAACAGTGGCGAGAGCAGAATTGGGTCAGAATAGGTTCTGACGGTTCAATCAAGGGACCCTGTGGCACCAGTAAAAATAAGAAAAACCCAGATAGGTGTTTACCAAAGGCGAAAGCTCAAAGTTTGTCGAAAGCAGAGAGGGCGAAAACTGCACGTAAGAAAAAAAGTGCAGGTGCAAAAGGTAAAACAGTGGTAGCTAATACCAAAGCAGCAAGAGTTTCTGTAAACAGAGGAGGAGAAATGCTAAAAAATAGATCAAAAGCCGATCTCAACAAAGACGGCAAAATATCTTCATACGAAATGAAAAGAGGTATGGCAATAGAAAAATCTATGTCTCAACAAAATCGTGTGAAGAAGAAAAACGGTGGATTCATAGCAAAAGGCTGTGGTAAAGTTATGAATAATCGTCGTAAGGTGACGACTATATCTTAGGAGATAATGATGGCAACAAAAGCAGACAAAGAAATGGAAGCTAAGTTAAAAGCTAGACAACAAGCTAAAGTTAGGCCAGATGAGCCTGTCGAAGAGACAAGAATTTATTTGAACATGCCAAAGAAAAAGGCTGCCAAAACAGCTGCAAAGAAACCAGCTGCAAAGAAAAAAGCAACCAAAAAAAAGTAGAGGTTTAAATGTATAAAAGAACAAAAGGTTATGCAGCTGGAGGTAAAGTAAAGTCTAAAGGCATGCGTAAGGGTGGACCGATGAAATCAAAGGGAATGCGTAAAGGCGGACCTATGAAAAGTAAAGGCATGAAAAAGGGCGGACCTATAAAGTCCAAAGGTATGGCAAAAGGCGGTCCTATGAAGTCTAAGGGTATGAAAAAAGGTGGGCCAATGAAATCCAAAGGGATGAAAAAAGGCGGACCTATGAAATCAAAAGGATATGCAAAGGGTGGCAAAGCGATGAAATCAAAAGGCTATAAGAGAGGCGGTAGAGTTGGATCACGTAGATAGTGGCCTACTTACAAAGCAATATACCTCATTTTAAATGCTGGGTTAGAAAAGAGTACACTCATAACCATGAAAAATATCATGGTGAATTCTTACACGCTATGGCAATAGCAGTAACAACCATGCCGACAAGATGTTTGAGTTTTCAAGTAATTTTTACTGGTATTCCAGCTGAAGGAGAAGAAGAAGAAAACGTACATGGTGGAGCTATGTGGGCAAGAATGCCAATTACTGCACTTGTAGGCGATACACCTTTTGAAGATTGGCCAGAGCCAATGGCTGTTCACGATGCACAGCCTTGGGATTGTTCATCACATCACCATGCAGTTTACGTCTTAGACAGAGCCACACCTTGTCCTTGGCTTGCCAAGATAGATGGTAATTTATATCCAGCTAAATATTTGTTTACTGTTGATTATGCAGAAAATGAAATAGCTGATGATCCTGCACAGCACAAACAGAGTCATGTATTAGAATTATTAGATGCTGGTGAATGGACAGGTAATATAGTGGCGTTACCAAACAACCGCGTAAGAGTTACACACCCCGCTTGGTTTGAAACAGGACAAGGCGCTCCTGATTTTAAACCATCTGCACATATACATTATTCAAAGTCTGATTTAGACTATACGTTGGATGTAAACCGAATTTTTGATAATCTATACGCGGAGGATGAATAATGGCTGATTTATCAATAGCACAAAAAAGGAAACTTATTAAAGAGTTGAAAGGCGCTTCTAGATTGCATGCTAAACAGGCTGCACAAATAGAAAAATCTTTGAAGAATACTAAGAAGAAAAAATAATGACGACTTCCAGCACAACTTCATTTGATCTCAGTGTCGATGAACTCATAGAAGAGGCATACGAAAGATGCGGTCTTGAGTTGCGTACAGGATATGACCTAGAAACAGCAAGACGCTCACTAAATATTATGATCGCTGAGTGGGCAAATAGAGGATTAAATCAATGGCTTATTGCTGAGCACAGTTTTACTGTGACTAAAGGAACTAATGAGGTAAGTTTAGGAACAGATATTATAGATATAACTTCTGCTGTTATTACTCGTGATAACACAGATTTTCAAATGTCTAGACTGAGTAGGTCTGACTACCTTTATACACCTAACAAAACAGATCAAGCTAGGCCTACTCAATTCTTTTTAGAAAGACACATAACACCAAAGATTTATCTATACCCTACACCAGAAAACTCTACTGATGTAATCAAATATTATGCACTTACAAGAATGCAAGATGCAGGCGACTACACAAACAATATGGAAGTGGTGTTTAGATTTTTGCCTTGTCTAACGGCAGGGCTTGCTTATTACATAGCGATGAAAAGAGCTCCAGAGAGGATTCAATTATTGAAATCAGTTTACGATGAAGAATGGGACAGAGCAGCTAGTGAGGACATAGATTCTGTTAGCTCTAAGTTCTTACCTCCTAGACTTATAATATGATATGGCATTTGCATCAGGTAGAAGAGCTTACGGAATCTGCGATACCTGCGGACAAAGGTATCGTTTACATCGATTACAAGAACAATGGGACGGATTTAAAACCTGCCCAGAATGCTTTGATCCTAAGCAACCACAGCTAGAAGCTCCCCCTGTAGGAGCGGATCCTCAAGCATTATTGAACCCAAGACCAGACAGGACAGAACCTGCGTCTCAGGTTCTTTTAACAAACAATCCATTTCTAACTATTCAAGGTAGTGCAGAAATAACAGTGTTTGAAGATAACCACGGCAGAAGTTCAGGAGACACAGTCAGGTTTAGAAACGTTGATGCCTTTGATGGATTTACTAGCAGTGTAATTGAAGATCCCGATGGATACACAATTACAGTCGCAGTTAACACTACCACCGATATTCTGAACTATAACAACAATACTTACACGTTTACAGCAACGTCTGGAACAGCGGTAACAGGAACAAGAGGCGGTGGAGTTGAGTGTACAGTGGGACCAGAACAAACTTTACTGCCTTTAAATCCATTTAGAACAGGAGCTGCTGGTGCGAACACGGTAATATCGGTTACAGAGTTCAAACACGGTAGAACTACTGGAGACACAGTTAGATTCAGAAACACAGAGGCCGTAGATGGTGTTTCTACCACCGTGCTTGAATCATCAGGTGGCTATGCAATAACAGTAGTAGATGCTAACGAGTATAGTTTCACGTCAACAGGAACAGCTACTACAGGTGATACTACAGGAGGCGGAGATAAGGCTACGGCGGGCACTGCTTTTATTCCTACTGTTACAGGTGTAGCAGCAGTTGGTTCAATAAATTCAGCCACAGTAGCAGTTCCAGATTCTTCAAGTACAGTATCTGGCTTAACTGGGACAGGAAGCGTAGGCTCTGTAACAGCAACAGGAGCAGCTTCCTCGTTCACTAATTACACAGTTACTGTAGCCACAGGAACTAACTCTTATGGAACAGGTAACAAATTCTACGTAGATGGATCAGTTAGTCCTACCTTAAATTTGACAGAAGGTCAGATATATAGATTCGATCAATCTGATAGTACAAATAACACTCATCCGTTAAGGTTTTCAACCACCGCAAATGGAACACATGCGGGCGGATCTGAATATACTACTGGAGTTACTACTGCTGGAACACCAGGCAGCTCTGGTGCATACACCCAGATAGAAGTTGCATCAGGAGCTCCAACACTTTACTATTACTGTACTAATCACTCAGGTATGGGTGGACAAATAAATACCTAACGATGGCAGGATTTACATATAGCGGATTAAAAACAGCGATACAGGACTACGTAGATAGTTCTGAAACAACGTTTGTAAATAATCTAAATATAATAATTGAACAAGCCGAAGAAAGAATCTTAAAGGGCGTTTGGTTAGATAACTTTAAAAAGAATGTAACTGGAACAGCCACTTCGGATACGCCTTATTTAGGTATGCCTACAGATTTTTTAGCTCCTTTCAGTTTAGCTGTAATAGATAGCAACACGTATCACTATCTTAATTTAAAACAAGTTAGTTTTATGAGGTCATATAAGCCGACCACGACAGGAGCTGTAACAGGAAGACCAAAATATTATGCAGAATTTGATAGCGACAGTTTTATTATCGCACCTACCCCTGATAGCAATTACACATTTGAACTTCATTATTTTTATAGACCAGCTTCTTTAACCGCAGCTGGAGATAGTGGACAAACGTGGTTGTCAGAAAATGCACCTATAGCCTTACTGTATGCTTCTTTAACAGAAGCTTCTATTTTCTTAAAAATGGACCCAGAGGGAGCAGGGACACAAAGTCAATATAGGTACGACCAAGTTCGTATTCCTATCACCTAATGCTACAAAAGCCTCTTCCAGAGTTGGAAGGTAAGAACATTGCGCTTGTAGCAATGGGTCAAAGTCAGATAGATTATCATTTGTCCAGGACACACAGTTTAGCTTTCGATGAAGTGTGGGCTATAAACGCTATGGTAAGTGTACTTCCAGAGGTAAATAGAGCTTTCATACTAGACCCTATGTCTAGATTTTTAGACACAGAAGACGCAGGTAGCATGACTCAAATTATGAGAAAGTATCTACCGCAGATAGATTACCCAATTTATACATGCGAGTTAGACAAGCGCGTACCAGCGGCGGAAGAGTTTCCATTAGGCCCTTTGATAGGTGATTTAGGATGCGCTTACTTTAACAACACAGTTGCTTACGCTATAGCTTTTGCGTTATGGAACAAAGTAAGTCATTTGACAGTGTTTGGCGTAGACTTTACTTACAAAACAAATATGCACTTTGCAGAATCAGGAAAAGCTTGCTGTGAGTTTTGGTTAGCAAAATGTATGGAAAATAATATAGAAGTGTCGGTAGCTCCTAGATCTAATTTACTTGAGACAGATATTCCCACAAAAGAGAAATTGTATGGCTACCACAGATTGGAAGACCCTGTTGTTACATATATAGATAAAGGTAAGATGGGCGTTTGTAAATGGTCTGATATAATAAAACAAGAACAACCTTTTATAGGAATGATAGATAGAAA